GCCGCTCAAGTTGCCCAACAAAAGCAACAGGAGAAAGACCCAGAACAATACTTCTTACCTACCATGGAAGATATGGTCAATCACCCCAAGCACTATAACAAACATGGAGTAGAATGTATTGACGCTATTCGAGCGACATTGACAGATGACGAATTTCGTGGATACTGTAAGGGAAACGTCTTAAAGTATACATGGAGAGAACGATATAAGAACGGCTTAGAGGATCTTCAAAAAGCCCAGTGGTATTTAGAAAGAGTAGTAAATGATATTAGGCAAGACAAAAGCTAGAATTTCCATAACTTTGGAGCTAGACCCCGAAGAGTTTATGATGCCTATAGACGGTGATCCCACAGAGGAACTGACTGATATGTTTGAAGAATTAGTTCAGCACCTCATGGGAACGACGCTTGTGAATTTAAAGATAAAATGTACCGGAGGACAACTAAATGAGTGAACAAATGAGTGACTATCAGAATATTATAGCGGTATCTCGATACGCTAGATGGCTGGATGAAGAAGGACGACGTGAAACTTGGGATGAAACGGCTGATCGCCTGTTGAGCTTCTATCAGAAGTTTATTACAGAGAAGCATGGTGTGTCCATTAGCCCGGAAGTCTATCCTGAGTTGTATACGGCTATTCGCACATTAAATGTTATGCCTAGTATGCGAGCAATGATGACGGCTGGCCCCGCACTGGAACGCAATCACATAGCTGCTTACAATTGTGCCTATCTTCCGATTGACAATCCCAGAGCTTTCGATGAATGCCTTTATATTCTGATGCACGGTACAGGTGTAGGCTTTAGCGTGGAACGCCAGTACACAAATGAACTCCCTAAGATACCTGATATTTTTGAAGAGAGTGAAACCACAATCATTGTTCAAGATAGTAAAGAAGGCTGGTACAAGAGCTACAAGGAACTGATTAACCTATTGTACGCTGGAATGGTCCCTCAATGGGATATGTCACGGGTACGTCCAGCAGGAGCCAAGTTAAATACATTTGGTGGCAGGGCTTCTGGACCTGACCCACTACATGAGCTATTTGTATTTACTGTCAATGCGTTTAGAAAGGCTGCCGGTCGTAAGCTATGCTCGATAGAGTGCCACGATATTATCTGCAAAGTAGCTGATGTAGTGGTGGTAGGTGGTGTGCGTAGAAGCGCACTCATTAGTTTGTCTAATCTATCGGATGATCGTATGCGCCATGCAAAGTCTGGTTCCTGGTGGGAGACAGAGCCTCAACGAGCCCTTGCTAACAATAGTGTCTGCTTCACTGAGAAGCCTGACATTGGAACATTTATGCGGGAGTTTCTAGCTCTCTACGATAGTAAGTCTGGAGAACGGGGTATCTTTAATCGTAAGTCTGCACAAGCTCAAGCGGCTCGCTATGATCGCAGAGATCCACACATTGATTATGGAACTAACCCGTGTAGTGAAATTATTCTACGCCCAAAGCAGTTTTGTAATCTCAGTGAGGTAGTAGTTCGTGCGTCTGACACCATTGATACTTTGAAAAAGAAGATTGAGTTTGCCACTATCTTAGGTACGATTCAGTCTTGCTTCACAGACTTCAAGGGATTGAGTCGGCATTGGCGTAGAAACACAGAAGAAGAACGTCTACTGGGGGTTAGCCTAACCGGCATTATGGACAACGAGCTAATGTCCAATAAAACGGACGATGATCTTGCAGCTATATTAACTGAGCTACGCTTACATGCCGTTGCGGTCAATGAGGAATGGGCAAAGAAACTGGACATTGAGCCGTCCGCTGCTATCACTTGTGTTAAGCCTTCAGGTACCGTCAGCCAACTTGTAGATGCTTCTAGTGGCATACACCCTCGCCACAATCAATACTACATTCGGACCATTCGTGCCGATAAGAAAGACCCACTGACCCAGTTTTTAATTGACCAAGGATTTCCCCATGAGGATGCAGTAGAAAAGCCAGGTAGCACCGTAGTCTTTTCTTTTCCTATCGCTGCTCCCGAAGGGGCAATAACTCGCAAAGACATTACTGCGATAGAGCATCTAAATCTGTGGAAAATATATGCAGACAATTGGTGTGAGCATAAGCCCTCTATCACTATCAGTGTCAAAGAAAATGAATGGTTGCAGATTGCAAACTTTGTGTACGAAAACTTTGATTCAATGTCTGGCATTAGTTTTCTACCAATGACTGAGCACATCTATAAGCAAGCTCCTTACCAGGATGTATCAAAAGCAAAATGGCATGAGGCTTTACTTTCAATGCCAAAGGAAGTACACTGGGAATTGTTTGCCACTTACGAACAGGAGGATAGAACAACTGGCTCACAAGAATTTGCTTGCACAGCGAATAGTTGTGAGATTGTAGATTTTCCTACACCAATAGCAGCCACTCAGTAATGAGGAGTAAGCAAATGAAAATCAAAGAACGGCACCCTCCATTGCGTATTCAAATGGAAAAGGGGTATCGGGCATTCCACACTGGAAGGATCATTAATCCGTACAAGATTGGTTCCTCCTTCTATAAGGAGTGGGATAGAGGATTTAACAAGGCATACTTTGAGAACTTGGATAAGATAAATGATAAGTAAACTCGAACAAGAGGCATTAGATTTTGTCACAAAAAAAGAAGGCCAGAAGCCTTCCGTTGCAAAAAAGATTAGGTTACATAATCGAACGCTTAAAGTTGGGTATCGAGATATTTCTATCCGTGTTATTAAGCCTGATTTTATAAATGAGAATATTGGGTCTAGTGACTACGGCCAGTTTTTACCGAAGCAGAATAGAATTGAGATACAAGCCCAGCAACAGCCTCTCGATGAAGTCAATACTGTTTTACATGAACTACTTCACGTTATCGTGAACGACATTGGAGAAACGCAGAAAGGGGGTGTGCTAGCAGAGGAAGAGACAGAAGAAAAGTTTATTTACAATGCTGCAAACTATCTTTCACAAGTCTTTCGAGACAACAAATGGCTACTAGATTATTTACAAGCACAATTTAAAAGGTAGGAGTAACTTCAATGAAAATTAAAGATATTGCAATAGTGGGTCTAGTAATAATAGGAGTAGCTGCCATATCGGCGCTTGTCCATTCCCTATGGGAAGAAAATGACTGTGTGCATAACATAGTTTCACACACGGAAGTCATGGACCCGTCTCACCTAACCATGTTTACCGATCTAGAGTTACGATCAGATGGCCTGTATTACAAAATATTTTCTAACCCCATTACCACTCCCTACACTGGTACTGTAAATCTAAGGGTTATAGACGGAGTTCTTATAGAGGTTCATCAAAGTAATTAAGTTCTAAACCGCTTGGTTTTTGCCGCAATTTTCTTTGGTTGTTTGACAAACTGCTTTCCAGCTTGTTTGCCTTTTCGTTTAGCCTTAGTAGTTGCGGCATACTCTTGAGAAGACAAGGCTTTAATGGCTTTCGTTGGCAGGTAACGCTCTCCGGTTTGTTTGGAAGGCTTGCCTGACTTCGTTCGCCATTTTTGCTGTGTCCATTTCTTTAGAGACTGCTGTGATTTTTTAAGGGCCATTTAAATAATCCGCTATCGCTGCTTTGATTGCGTCCTCTGCTAAAACAGAGCAATGAATTTTTACTGGTGGTAAAGCAAGGTGCTGTGCTATTTGAGTATTTTTTATTGTACCAGCCTCCTCTAGAGATTTGCCCTTTACCCACTCTGTCACAAGGCTAGATGAAGCGATTGCGGAGCCACACCCAAAGGTCTTGAACTTGGCATCCTCAATTACTCCATCGTTACTCACTCGAATTTGTAGCTTCATCACGTCACCACAGGCCGGTGCTCCAACTAGGCCGGTTCCGACATTTGCTGAATCCTTATCCATCGATCCGATGTTTCTTGGATTCTCGTAATGATCGAGCAATTTATCACCATATGCCATCTAGTTTCTGTATCCTCCTCCAGCCTTTTTATACTGAGTCGCAAGCAACTGGGCTTTTCGTGCCGACCATTGCCCTGGATTACCTCCCTTGGACCCGGCTTTAATTTTTGAAAACAGATTTTTTCTCATAGTAGGTTTAGTATAGTTTCCCGCTTGGTTTACTCTACTCTTAGCTTTTGCCATTATTTGCACCTCCATCTTTTACGAGCTTGGCGAAGTCTGCTGTTAGGGTTCTTAGCTGCTTTAGGAAACTTCTTCATTTGTCCAGCAGACCGAGCACAATAACTCTTCCGTCTAGCAGCCCTTGCCTTAGTGCGAGGGTTTTTTTCTGTAACAGCAGTCTTTAACTTACTACCGGGATTTTGTTGACGATATTTTTTTACTCCTTTAGCAGTCATACCTGCACCCGATTTGGTTGGGCGCTTATGTCCACCTTTTATGGTTAAACCTTTCATGTTAGATTTTTTTCTAGCCATTCTATTCTCTCATATGGTTATCTTGCGGCACTTGAGCCAAAGTAAAAACTCACTATGGCTGCTAGTGTATGAAGATACATCGGTGCAAGTGGTATGCCCTGTACTTCTGTCCACACTATTTTTGTTGTTGACTCCCAAATAAAGGGAATCGAGAATCCACCTTCCTGTGTTTCACTTACAAGAATTGGTATACCTAAGAAGGGAGCCGCAAAGGGAACACACACAATTGTAATTACACAAATCAATGCAATCACTCGTCGTGTCCATGCAAAGTTTTTATCTTTCAAACCGTGCTGTCTAGCTTGGTCTACAATCTTTGCCTTTTGGTTCATGGCCTGCAACATCATTTCTTGTTGCTTGGCTTTCGCCTTTGCAAACTGGCCCAGTAAAGTTGTTACGAAGCCCAGTAAAGATCCACCTAAGAGGGTTGCAATTAACTCCATACTATTTAGTCCCTTATTGGCGCTGTTAAAGTTTCCTTTGACATTTTCCTTAGTTCTTCAGTAGCCAGTCTGTAGATTAGGCTTAGTTGATCATTTGAGTATTTTAATGTTCCATCTTCGTTTTTGGCCGTTGCAATAACTTCACTTAATATAGTTCCCGGTGCAAAACCTGCCGCAACAATCTCAGGAACCTCGCCTGCTTTTATGCGCTTTCTAAGTAATGCTCGAAGATTACGAGTACCAACATCTTTAAACTTTAATTCATAAAAGTGACTAATCAATTGTCGATGTTTTCTTGGTCCGTCTTCGCCCTCTAGCATTGCTCTAATATCAGAATCTTGAGGATCAAAGTCAGTTGTTGCACCAATTAATACTTCCATGCGATCACGTAATGCGTTTCTAATTTCTCTTAATCTACTTTTTATCAGTTCCCTTTGTTGTAACGGATCAGCATTTTGATATGCAGTGCTCCGAATTGTATTAAGAACCTCTTCTTCCACACGAGGAGCCGTATATTTTTTTGCTACTCGATCTAAAATATCATTCTTATATCGTTTGAATAGCTTCCAAGGATCTCTCATATTAAGCCTTGAAAATTCTTTTTGTAGCTCGTTCTTATATCTTCCTGCTCCAATACCAAAGATTTGTTTTGCAATACCCCCTTCTGATCTTAGTAGACGAGTTGTTTCTGGTGAAACAGCACCACGTTCAAAACCCTCTGGAAGTGGCACCAATCCAAATATCCTCCGTTCTGTTTGTCCTGGTGCTGGATCATACACATTTCTTGTTTCTCCCGTTTCTGGATCCTGTATATTTTTCTTAGGAAAGGCTCTAGTCATAACTCCTATCGTGCTAGGACCAACCAACGCCTGTCTTAAAGTTTTTGCATCGCCGTATGCTCCTATCAAGAAAGGATTAACCTCGCCATCGTCGGGAATCTCCTTCCAAAGCGGATCAACAGTCCCAAGCACATCTTTTATCATTCCAAATGGAACCGTAGCCCTTGCCATATAGGCAGCTAGTGTATCACCAACTTCCTGTGCAAATTTATTTCTAGCATCTTCACTAGCCATGTCCGGGTCTTCTTGGTAAAATTTTGATAAATAGTCTGCAAAAGCTAACCCCTGTCCTGTTTTAAATGCTTGACCAAATGCTACCTCTAGATAATCGTCTACCTTGTCTCCTCTAAGAGCAACGGCTGCTACACTTTCCCTAGCTGACTTTCTAAAGCGTTCCCTAGCCCTATCATCTGCGATGACCCAACTTCTTATTGTTTCGGGATCATCGCCTGTAAGAAAATTTGTTGACCTTAAAAGAACATCTGCAAGTAGCATATAGGGAGCATACACACCATAAAAGGCTTGTGCATTAGCGTACTGTCCTTTAGCAACCTCTCCCACTATTGGTGCTCTATGCATTTCATACCATTCGGCTTCTGGTCCTTGCTGTGCTCTTAATTGAATAGCGCCGTACAGCAAAGACAGTCCACTAAGCTGTTGCGCTACTACTTTATGCCCTGACCGTCCAGGTAAAATAAATCCGAATCTTTTGCCTTTGTCTCCTCCAGCGCCATCATAACTACGTTTAACTAATTCTTCCTTCGTTGTAAGTGGTTCCTTTGCTAGAGCTTTCTTTTTAGCCCACGCTTTTCCAACTATACCCCCTTCATACTGAGCAAGAATACTACGGGCATCATCTCCCCTTGGATTCTCATTAACGATTTTAACAAGCTCTCGTGCATCCAGTTTCTCCTGCAACCTTGTTCCTAATTTTGGCAATTCGGCACGGTACCCAAATTTTTCCAACGGTATCATACCAACAAACGGGGCATACTCAAAAGTGTGCTTTAAAAAACTTGCTACAAATCGAGGGTAGGGGATAAAACCAGAACCAATTATAGGAATAGAAAAGAATTTAACAAACGTATCTGCGATAGTACCTGCGACACCCGTTGTCTTCAAAGCTTTAGTTGTAGTCTTAATAATTTCTTTTCCCTCTGCATCAAACCTTCCCGTTGGCGTTTCGACCATACTATATAAGCGTTCTGTTTTTCCTGGCCCCGTGAATCTTGTTTGGTAGGTAAAATCTAGACCTTCATTTACTGCCCCTAGATGATTATCAAAAGAAATCTCATTAAAACGACCCTCTCTGGAGAGTTGAATAAGACGTTTATGCCCCACTCGTTGCCCCAATTCCGTTACATAAATTGCACGTTTAAAGCTATTATCAATAAAAGTATTAAGGGCATTCATCTTTCTAGCAAATGCTGTAAGGTGCCAACCACTTTGTCCTCCTTCAACATCCGCAAGTCTCCGAATATAGTGATTAAACTCTTCAGGAAATTCTTCTGAGAAAAAATGAAACATTGCTTTTGCTGTTTGTGGATCAAGCATATGCTTTAAAAACATGACAGGCGAAGCCATACGAGATAATGCTTTTCTCATTTCTACTGCCTTTAATTCAATATTGCCAACATCCCCTTTCGTTCTTCGTGCCGATGCAGCAACGTATTCAAAGCTCCCTTGTAAAAGATTCGTTAGCATGTATAGCGGCGCACGTATCGTAGCATTAGCAGTATTTCTTGCAGTTGTCGCAAGCTGTATAGTCATAAATCCTTTTGTAAATCGATCAAATTCCCCTATTGCTGCTCCAGCACCTTGTATCCCAACATTCACCCCTTGTATCCAACGACTTCCATAATAAGATTTTAAAGTATCTTGTCCCTTTTCCATTGCATCGATAAAAGCGTCACCTTCTTTCGTAAAAGTGATTTGCATTTGTTCTGTAGCTGTTCTTCCCGTGTCATCGGTTCTTTGTACTCCCACTGGAGTATCCCTTATGCCTTTTATACTTTCTGTAAATCTTTCAACAGCCGCCTTGGACACAGCCCGTGATATGCTACTTTGAACACCTAAAAGCCTACCGGCATAGGACAAATCTGAGGCATAAATATCTGTCAATTGTCCAAGGGTAAGATTATACTTTTTAAGTAAGTCTCCTACATAATTATCTGCTTGATCTGAAGTTGCATGTTGCAGTACCTTATGCATTATCATTGTAAAGCGTTGGTCAAGGAGACTGTCATCTACTTTTATATCTTTTGCTTTTACATTTGTAGGAAGTTCCGTGCTAAAATTAAAACTTTTAGGATCATCTAAAATTTTATAAGTCTTAGCATCATTTAAGACCTGCATCATTAATCCAGCAAGTCTACTTTGAACTGAACTAGCGGCTTCGGCCTCAGTACGATTATTAATAACGGCAGTAAACTCAGTAAAATCCTCACCGATTACGCCAAGTTTTGCACTAGTCTCCATACCCCGTGTGACGGTTGCTTTATCGAGAGGATCCAGACCCTTCTGTTTCATAAGTGCAGAATAAATATCATAAAATTGCCTTACATTATCGCCTGTATCTTTGCCAATTTCTACTGCCCCTTCTACCATGTCTTTCTGGTCAAGATCATACACTGTTCGTACAACTTGTTTTTCAGCAGCAGCTATTCTACCAGCTTGTTTCGCTGTAGCCTCACTTATAAGATTAAGAGCAGCCATTTGTCGCCGTCCGCTAAAAGCGCCAACGGCTCCCCCAATTGGAGCACCTAAGCCAGCGCCCAAAAGTCCGTGGAGTATGGGTTGCGACCATCTAAACTTTGTCTCACCTGTTATATCTGCTACTTCTCTGACTTTTTCTCCCGTATAGCCAAGGGATGCACCTACCGCTCCTTCAACTGTGGCTGCCCCTAATGCTCCCTTTATTGCACTACGAGCCGTTAAATTTGTAGGCAATGCTCTTGAAATATTTAATTGCTGCTGCCTAATCTGTTTTGTCAATGCCTGTGTAGCTGCTTTCCTGGCAGCTAATCTTGCCGCTAGAGCGCCCCCAGCCCCAATAAGTTTACCCGCACCACCAGTAACTATACTAGTGTATGTTGATGGTGCAGTAACTATTCCTAAACCATAGTCCTTAAAAGCATCTAAAACACTGCTTTTTTCCCCGTCCATTCGATCCCAAACAGAATACAGTCTACCCATTTGAGCCTTACCAGCATCGTCTAGCTTATTGACATGATCCAAATCATTATATGAAGCTAATTCATTTACTTCTGTATGTCTCATATGTCTGATAAAACGATCATACACCTCTTGCGGATCACGCAATTCACGCAAAGAAAAATCTTTACGCTCCGCTAAAAATTTACGAGCGTCTGCTATAAAAGATTGATCCTGAATTAAGAAATCTTTATTTAAATCAGGACCAAATTTATTATAGTATTTTTCTTCAGGGTTATTATTTGCCATATTAAGATTAACCTATTTTGCTATCTACCGGACCCCAACGCCAAGGGTGGAGGAACTACTAATGTTGGTCGTGCCCCTAAACCAAACTGTGCTGGGGATTGTGCAATAGCTGCCGGGCCACCGGGGCCTCCTACTTGCTCTGAGGAACGCTCGGCAAGCCTCCGTTGCTCCTCTGCTTCAGCCTCAATGGCCGCATTTAAAGCCGTTTTAGTTGCTAAGATGGCCGCAGTATCATTTCTGCTTAGAGCAGTTTCATAATTAGCCCTTGCACTAGCTACAGCCTTCGGTTCAGGATTGGCTAAACCCTGACGATAGGCTATAGAGGCTTCTAATACTCTAGCATTTTTCTCGATTCTCTCAGCATTAGTAATAAGCCCTGATTCTTTTAGCCTTATCCGTTGAATTAGATTTCTAAGGAGGTCTTCAGTTATGTACTCCACCTTGTCATTGGCCGCCAAGTCATAGACCATATCTTCAAAATACTTTCGTATCTCAGGGTTTTCTATGTAGGTTTCTGTGTTGTCCGGTTGCCCCACTGCAAACAATATTCGTGAGAGTTGATCCTCTTTCCCTATACCTGGCGCAAAAGGATCGCTAGCAGGCTCAAAAATATCCGGGTTTACTAATGTATTCAAAGTTGTACCAAGACTCTGCTGCAAGCCCTGTTGTGTTAGTTGTGTAGTGGCAATTGTCGGAATCTGAGGGCCAGGGGTAGCCTCAGGTTCAGGTGGTGCTGTTGCTGCTGCATCTGGGACAGCAGCAGCTTGAGGTCCAAGTTCACTACCAGGTAACTCAGGCATGATTCCAGTTAAGCTCGCATACACCAGTGCTTCATTGGTAGTGAAAGTTCTATTGTCTTCAGTAGAAGAATATATTTTTGTTATATAGTCTTTTGCTTGTTGAGAGAAATCAGCTACAGCAGGGTATCGTGGAGAAAAATATTGGCTAAAGTTTTGTCCGGCACCCAGTAACTCTTCTTCAGTAACCCCCACCCTAGACATTTCTTCTTTAAATAATTGGAGACTAACTTGACCGGCTATAGTGTTTTCCCGCTTCATCAGATGGTTCTGTATCGCATATACATCAGCATTAGCAGGTAACCCAAAAGCAGTCGGGTCTTGCCTTATGTTAGCAGCCGCCTTTTGCATCGTATTCGCTGTTATCTGAAATCCAGAAAAGTGTAATCTAGACACCTCTTTCGCAACTTGAAGTCCGTTGGTAACGCTATATTGAATCCTAGGATCCCACCACTTCGAAGCACTTAGGTTTGTTAAAATATTTTGTTTGATAGTACCACGCTCCCAGCTTTCAAACTCATTGAAAGAAGCCGGTTCTTGCTGCCTTAACGTATTTGTAAGCGCTGCTGAATTAGCCGCCCTTTCTAGTAGAAAGTTCAATTGTCGCTGAGAAGTTCCTACTGGCACCGTTCTAACTTTATGCTCCCACTTATCTGTCTCTGGATTATACTGATAATAGGGTATGCTCGTTACCTCTGTTGTCGTTGCGTTTAAAATAGCTGCGTTAGCCTCCGCCTCTGCAAGCTGAATATTAATACGCTCTTGCTCCTGTTCTAGATTAGACCTTTCTATTTTTTCTCTTTCAGTTATTACTGGTTCTAGTCTTACACTAGACTCATACGCTTGGCGTTCAAAAGTATCATCTAACAAAGCTGCCGCTCGATCAGTCGATATGCCTAATGACTTTGCTGCCTGTTCCATAGCTTGATCTTCTGGATCAGCAAAGCCAAATGCTCGTGCAAAGCCACTACGAAAATCTGGTTCGTCCTTTGGTCGTATTGCAGCCGCAGGAAACTCGCCTACAAATCGATTTAGTATCTCCTCGTTAGTGGAGGGTTTTTGATCGGCCATTGATGGATCAAAACGGAACCCAAGCCGCTCTAGTCGTTGTGTTTCAGTAAATTCCTCTGGAGCAGCCCCCATTTCCATAAATTTAGTTATGTGCGTTTGGTACAAAGGATCACTAAGTCGCAACATAGATTCAGCAGCGGCTCCCGTAATCCCCAAAGCTTCTAACTCTTCTAACCTTTGTGTTGCTGCATCTGTTTTTGTTTTTCGAGCAAGCCTTGCTGCTTTAAGTTCCTCCCTAAGACTTCGAGTTGTAAATTCTACCTGTCTCTCGTAGGCAGCCTTCTTTTCATCTAGAAATTCACCAGCACCCTTAGCTACACCACTTCCAAAAAATAATAAATTACTCATATTGGCATTTCCTCTTCTGCAGTTTCTGGAGCTTCTAGAGCTTCTGGGGCATCTGGAGCTTCTGGGGCATCTGGAGCTTCTGGAGCCTCTGTCTCACGAGCCATTAGACCTGACACTGCCTGTTGAACACGTTCATTTTCTTCTGTTTGTACTTGTTTCACTAGTTCGTCAGCTTTTGATGTATCCATAGCCATAGCTTTGGCAATAAGTGTATCATCTGCTGTTTCATCCGGCTCAAGTCCGGTTTTATATTCAACCTCTTCTTCATCTGCAATTGTAGTAATAAACTCATAAAGAGCAGGCGCAATTATAATACCGACATCAATACTATGAAGTCCTTCCATGACGCCTGACATTGTAATTCCGTCTATTAAATTTGTTACAGGAAAACCAGATTCAAGAATATCCAACATTTCCGCTGTTCTATTCGCATCAGCAAATCTGTCTAAGTAATAGCCCATCGCTTCTTCAGGAAGTGTAAACCTTGCAGGTTTTTCCCACGGTCTAGCTCCTGGTTCTGTGGTCAATGATTGACCTGGAATTGGTGCTTGCAGTTGGGAAGAAAGGTAGTCTACCATATTAAACAGTCTCCTCCGGTGGTTGTCTTTGTTCAGTACGTAGTTTCGTTAAAATTTCTCTAGTGCGCTCTGCTAGAGTAGCTTCTGGACCTGCTGCAAACTTAGGAGTTTTAGTAAAAGGACTGCTTCCTCCCATTATTCCAGGCAGACTTGGGCGCTGCGTTTGTCGTGTCATGCGCTTTTTTAACGAAGCTGTTGCAAGAGAATTTGCAATAGCACTTGTGATTGCATTTATTGTCATTATCCTGTCCCTCCTCCGAACCAGGTGCTAAAATCGAGGCTTTCAGCATATCCGGTTACAAACGGCATAACTAGCTTACCAAAAAATTCTCCAATTCCTGTCGTGGCATTTTTTCGTGCATTATATTCTGCTATATTCATAGCTTGAGAAGCCTGAATTTGCGCTCTTTCCAGTTCCGTGAATCGATCAAGAGAATTTTCACCACTCTGATACGCCCATTCCATTACATCTCTGTATTCTTGCCACAGATTATTGTACGCTACCTCACTCATGTTTAAGATATTTTGTGCATTAGTTTGGTTTTGAAAATTAGCAGCAGCAGTGTCCGCCGTTGCAATTTCTCTACGCCATAAAGCATTACTTTGTGCGATTTGTATTTGATTTCTTGCATTAGACTGTTGCATTTGATTTACAAATTGAGCATTCAATTTTTGTATAGCATTTACTTCACCAGCATTAAATTGATTAGCCGCATTTATAGCATTGGCATTTCGTAGGGCTATATCCGAAATTAAATTATCATAAAACTGATCTACTTGCATTTGACTTTTAGCATTTATTTGACGAGCTACATTTTCAGCAGCAGTGTCCGTAAGCAATGCCTGTACTTGCTGTTGAGAATTTAAAATAGCACTCTGTTGAGCATTATTTAAATTCTGCAAATCAAGTTGCAAGAACTGCTGAGAATTTTGAGTAGCAGCTTGTTGTCTATTATTTAAATTAGCAATATCTAAATTAGCTAACGCACCAGCTTGTGCTAAGATCAAAGCCTGTTTATTGTTTAAATTTGCTAAATTTGTTGTTTGAACAAGTCTAGAGTTTTCTAGTGCAATCGTTTGTTCAGCAGTAAAGTTTCGATTAGCAATGTCTGAAATTTTTGCAGCGTTCTGAACCCTAGTTTGAAAAGCTTGGTCGAACTCTTGCCCCAGAAAGGTTGCTCGATACCTAGCCGCTTCCATAGCGGTTTGCTGTCGATTGCTTAGATTCTGAGCTTCAAATTTAGCAACTGTTGCAGCATCCATCTGAGCAATCGGTAGAGAAGCTTCCATTGCTGCTTGAACCACTGCTTGGCCTGCTATGCTACTAGCACCTAAGCCTCTAGTTAATAGAGTTTGCTGGGCTGCACGAACTGCACCCTTAGCCCATGTTGGAACTTCGCCCTCCTCAAACTGTTGCAATAATGTCGTAAGTTGGCCTTGAACCGTAGCAGCTTCCGTAGGTGCTGCTGTCACCGCAGTCGGAGCTACAAATGTTGCAGCCTGTGCTGCTTGACCTGTAGGCAGAGCAATTTGTTCCCCTGCTTGTAGTGTTCGAGCAGTAGGCGCTTGCACCTGTGCCGCTTGAGCGGCTTGTGCAGCTTGCAGATTTGCTAACTGAGATTGAGCCTGTTGAGCGGCTTCTACAGTTTGTGTTGGAGCCTCAAGAGCTTGTGCTGTTCCAGGTAATGCCTGTATAGCAGGGGCAGCAGCAGCAGCGGTAACAGTTGGAACCGCAGCCTGTGTTGGAGCAGCAGCTACCGCAGGATCAACTTGAGTAGCTTGAGGTATTTGCACCGCAGTTACTTGCCCAACTGTAGGATCAATAAGTTGTGCCTGTTGCAAGGGAGTTCCTACAGCTTGAAAAACCCCGCCTACAGGTAACTGAGGTTGTGTAACCCTTTGAGCAGTCAGTTCTGCAATTTGTGGAATCTGCGGACCTTCAGCCGGTTGTCCCGCTTGAGGAGAAGGGAATCCCATCTCTGCCCTCACAGGCTCTGCACTCCCAAAGTTGTAGGGGTTTGTAGTCCTAGTCCAGTCTGCACTTGGAGGTGACCATCCTCCAGATGGGGCAGTCCACCTTTCACCTGTTTTTTGATTATAATAAGGAACAAGTGCCTGTGTTGTCATCCCTTTAGGACCAGTAAACCCATATGGATTGCGGGAGTCCATATTCATAATGTCTATTTCAGCCTTTCTTATGCCACCCTGTTGAAACTGACGCATTTTGTCAGGACCAAACATGTCCATATTTTGTTGGTCAAAATATTGTTTTGCTCTTGAGGGATTCTCTTCTAAAAACTTGCCAAAGTTATCAAGGTTAGCTTCATTGTAACCATAGCTCTGTGCTAGTTTTCGTAGCTGAGTAGGACTATATCCCGTAAAAACATTGTTTGGTAGTGCCATAATAATTCCTTTTTATTTATCTGCAACAGAGGTAATAATTACCAGTCAGTTTTTATCGGCTCTTCCGCTGCCTTTTCTGAAGGTTCGGGGGTCTTTAACTTCTTTTGCATTACTAGATTTTGTGCTGTAAGCTCCGCTACTTTATTTAGTGCATCATTTCTTTGCTGCATTACTACAACTAAAACATCTTTTATGTTGGCTTCCATAATAATTTCCTTTTATTAGGTTCTCCAAGTGCGATTAAATAACCTATTCCGAAGGCCAATCGTTTTCTTTGTGGGGATGAAAATTCTTTCGGTCGGTTTTACCACTTGGAATCTTTTTAATAACTTCCGTCGCTGCATCTTGTATATCTTTTACTTTGGCAAGCACTGCATTCGATTCATCCCCAACTGAAATGCCAGCAGCTATCTTTGCATTAATACTTTCCACTTCCCACATAAGTTGTTTAGAAAACTTTTCTGTAATACGCTTTCTACGCTCCTTATGTACCCGGCGTTCTAACTCACCATCATCTTCTGCTGTTAAAAAATCACCCATTATTATTCCTCCATTATGCTATTTGATACCAACCATGCGCCCTAAAGCGAGTGGCATTTCCGAAATCCGCATCCGTGAGTTCCGCTGGGGCAACATTATCGCCTATCTCTGTTAAGTTAAAATTCGTTGTACCACCAGAGGGGTTTAGCATGGCTGAATAATAACCACCACCTACATCAAGATTAAGTGTATGATGATAACTAATCAATACTGCCGCTGAATTATTCACATTTGCAGAAGCAATGGTAAACGGAAATGAACCAAGAACAGCAGCGCCCGTTGATGTACCTTTGGCCGAGAGAGTAACTGCTACTCCCCAGTAACATATATCACCAATACGACAAGAATGACCAAGTTGCTGATCGTAACTTAAACCTGAGCTACCCCCACCAAAGGTTAGCGTAGGGGTGAAAGAAGCAAAAGCAACAAAATGATTTAGATTCTGATCACCTAGATTAATCCCTGCAAAGGTAGGAGTGTCCGTTGAAGCCAATGCTTGAGCAGCCCCGGCATACGTTTTAATTCGAGAAGCAGCAACCTTTCTATTGGTTCCTCCTGCCCCATTATCAATAATAAATAAATCTGCATCTACAA